AACGCGACGGTCTCGATCCAACCGACTTCGAGGGCGTGAAACACAATCTCCGCGGCCGCGAGCGCCCCGTACCACATGGAGTACGCCGTCGCGACGAAGAACTCCTTCGCGCCCAGCCACGCCTTGTTCAGCGCCGCCACACCCTGCTGCCAGATCACCTTGAGGCTGAGCCAGAGAACCTGCGCCGCGAGGGCGATGTCCCCGGCGGCAAGGGCGTCGGAGATGCCGCCCACGACCTTGCCCACCCAGTCCCGGAGGCGGGTGAACTGGGCCATGAGCCAGGACAGCGCCTCGCCGCCCGCACCGCTGGCGACCAGCAGCGTCCCGCCCAGGCCGACCACGGCGGCGACGACGAGCCCGATGGGGGAGAGCAGCGCGCCGATCGCCGCCCCAATGAGGCCGAAGACCGTGCCGACGCCGGAGATGACCCCCGCGAGAAGGCCCAGGGCTGTGCCGATGCCGGAGACGGCGACGCCGAGCACGATCAGCGCGACACCCGTGGCCGCGACCGCTGCCGCGACCTTGAGCGCCCACACCACGACCTCGCGGTTGCGCTTGATCCAGTCGGTGGCCGTAACGATGACGCGGGTGATCCGCTCGGCGAGGTCTTTGAGCGTGGGCGCGAGCGCCGCGCCGATGGTGAACACGCCCTGCCTGACGACACGCCAGAGGCTGTCGAGCGCGTCATTGAGTTTCGCGGCGTCGTGGGCGGTCTCGGCGCTGATCGTGAGGCCAAGCCGCCGGGCCTGCTCCTGGAGGGCCTCGATCCCGGCCGCCCCCTCGGAAAGCAGCGGGATCAGTTTCGTGCCCGAGCGCCCAAAGATCTGCATCGCCAGCGCGACCCGTTGCGCCGGGTCCTCGATCCGGGCGATGCCGTCGGCCATCCGCTTGAACTGCTCGTCCGGGGACAAGCCCGCCAGGTCCGCAGCGGAGAGACCGAGCTTCGCCAGGGCCTGCTGCGCGGCCTCGGACCCGTCCGCCGCCTCGACGATGGCTCGCTGCATGTGCTTGATGCCCGTCTCCAGCGTCTCCAGATCGCCACCAGCAATCTCGGCCGCGAAGCCCAGTTCAGAGAGGGCCTCCACGCTCACGCCGGTCCGCTGGCTCATCTCCTCGAGGTCATCGCCGACCGTGGCGAACATCCGCGCGGCCCCGCGCAGGGAGGTCACCGCCGCCACGCCGATCCCGGCCATGCGGATGCCGACCGCTCGGAGCCCAGCGCCGAAGGCTTCGAGCTGCTTCTGGGCGCGGCGAAGCCCGGCGCTGAGCTTGTCGCTCACGCCGAGTTCGACGAACGCCCGTCCAGCCCGGATGCCCTTCGTGTCCGCCAAGAACGTCTCCTCTCAGCCGCCCTTCCTGATCGAGTTCCGCCACAGAAGCGGCAGCTTGGGCCGCTCCCTCTCTAGCGCCGGGGCCATGAACGGCCGCGCCGCGATCTTCACCTTCCGCGATGTCAGCTTCCCCCCGCGCCGCGAGAGCACGACGGTTTCCCCGCCGTACTCCAGCACGTTGGGGGCGGGGTGGGGGGTGCTCTTCTTGAACCCCACGGGGCCGACTACCACCGAGTCGGCGGCCCGGTCGTACCCGAAGAGGATCAACCGCCGCAGGCTGCCCTCGTGCGAGTGCGGGGGCTTGCCCGCGGGCGCGGACGCTTTGCGCTTGCGGATGCTCGTACGCGCGGCGGTGCGGATGAAGGCGCCGGCCTTGCCGAGCACCTTGCGCTTGGCCTCATCGACGGCACGGATCACCGTGGCACGGTCGAAGAACATGTCCTTGATCCGCATGGTGATCATCCCTGGGCTTCCTTTACGACCGGCGGCACCCGCCGATCGATGAACACGTCCTTGAGGACCGACACGTCAACCTTGACGGGCCGGGATTGCTTGGCGAAGGGGTCGAAGTCGCTGGGCTTCATCTGCCGAGACCGTTTGGGATCGCGGTGGATGTTGGCCATGACCGACATGACCGTCGCGGCGATCGACCAGTCGTGGCGCTGCCTGCCATCGAGCATGGCCACCAGCTCGCGGAGCGTCAGGGGTCCCGGGTCGATGCCGAGGGCTCCGGCGCACTGATAGATGAGGCGCCAGCAGTCTCCAGCAACCGATCCGTGAGCCGATCCAGTTCCCCGCCGTCCAGCTTCTTCTCCACCAGGTCGCGAGCACGCTCCATCACCTTCTTCATGGCCTGGAGCACCCGCCCGAGGTTGGCCCGGTCCCTCGGGCTCGGGCAGAAACCCACGAGCTCCTCCAGCACCGCCGTCGTCGCGGCCTCGATGGCGTCGCCCGCCATCGCCCTGCCGAACTCCTCGTCGGAGACCGGGGGGGTGCGGGTGTCGGCCTCGGGCTTGCAGATCGCGTAGACCACGTCGCACAGGAGGACGGGGTCGCGGATCAGCTTCTCGATCAGCGTCCCTTCGATCACCTGCATCAGGTCGGTGCCGGTGAGCCCGCGGACGCGCTTGAGCGTGGCGACGTTGATCTCGACCGACCACTGCCTGCCCGCGTTGTCCTTGAATGACCGCATCCGTGCCTCCTGTTGGACCACCCGCGATTCGCTTAGCCGCCGATCCACGACGGGGCCGTGACCGAATAGGTGACCTTCGCCGTGATGGAGACCGTGATGGCCTCCTCCAGCGCCTCGCTGCGAGAGAAGTTGGTGATCGAGAAGTCCGCCTGAAGGCCCTGCCCGGCGGTCGCATCGAGAATCTGGAAGCCGATGGGGTCGTTGCCGAAGAAGGCGTTCTTGATCGCGGTGAACCCCACGTCGGCCGTGTCCCAGACCATCTCGAACTCGACGCTCGCTTCCTTGAGCGTGGCGACGGTCGCCCGCCAGCCAGCGTTGGCGCGGGTCGTCACATCGGCCTCGCCCGCTTCGAGGTTGAGCGTCACGTCTCGCGTGTTGCCCAGGGCCGTCCACGCGCCGCCTCCGCCCTGCCCGCCGACCTTGTAGAGCAGCTTGGCTTCCATGCCGAGTTTGATGGCCATCGTTAAACTCCTTGATCACGCGGCGCTGTGGCCGACTACGAATACTGCCTCGCCCGCCTTGCTCCGCACCAACAGGTCCGCGAGGTTGACCCGCTCGAACCGGTATTGCACGCCGGGGGCAGCAGCACGTCGTTTCCCTTCCCGTCCGAGAGCGTCGCGTCCTGCGTGTTCGCGTGCGACGCGGTGAGCGTGAACGTGGCCACGAACTTCACCGTTGAAAGCGGCTTGTCGGCGCTGTCGAGATCGATCCTGGCGATGACCACGTTCCGCACATTCACCTCCGCACCCGATAGGTGGTGCTCAGGACGCTCGTGAACACCCGGTGCTGCTCCAGCGAGTCGCCCGACACCACCGGCTCATGCGCGATACTGACCCACGCGGCGTCGGGAGCATCGGGCAGGCGCTTCAGCCGCAGGTGGTCCGTGAGCTCCTCGACCAGATCGAGTAGCGCGTCGATCCCGGCCTGCTCGTTCTCGGCAGGCAGTTTCTTCTGCACGCCGACATCCACGACGCACTCGAACGCGCTGCTGTCGCGACTCGCCGCCGAGATGCCGATCGTGCGGGGGACCACGGAGACTCGCAGGTCTTTCAGGTCCTCCAGCGAGAACGCGGGCTGGAACATCCGCACGGCGCTGACGGGCTGGCTGAAGGTGCCGGCGTTGATGTGGCCCACGACCGCGTCCGCGATGGCGACGATGGTGCTCAATCAACACCTCCACCCTTCGCCGATCGAGCGGGGTTGTTCATCGCACCGGGATGTGAGCTCGTCGATGCCATCAGGTTTCCGTGTCGATGTGCTTGGTGTGAATCCGAAGGGATTTGCGATAGGGATCGCTAAACCGGAAGGGAGGCTGCCCGCCCGGCGCGTTGACCTCGTACACGAACACGGTCCCCCCCACGCCGTCCACCGTCTCACGAACCTGATCCCCGGCCCGCGGGAGGACGGGGCCGGACCCGAACTCGAGGTCCGCCGCTCGAATCAGGAAATCCCGAGACTCTGTTCGATGGATCAGTCCCGAGTCATCTGCCTGCTCGAACTCGGTCTTGCCGATGGTTGCTTGAACTTCCTTGGAGTCCGTGCCACGCTGATAGACCACCGCGCGGCTCATGTGCCGGTGCCGCTGGTCCTCAAGGAAGGCCGCGCCTTGTTCGAGCAGATCGCCCACGGTTGCCCCCTTACTGCTGGAGGCGGACGCGGACGATGAGGTCCGCATCCACCGTGGTCTTGATGCACTTGCCGATGAGCTTGTTCACTCCCGCCGCCGCGTTCTTCGTGGCGACCTGGTTCGTCGCGTCCCAGTACGTCAGGGTGCCAATGGGGATGGCGCTGCTCGCCCCCAGTGCCTTCGGGAACTCGAAGACGCCGGTGACCGCCAGCGAGCCGAGTTGGCCCGCCTTGAGGTCCACGCGGGTGACGCCGACCATCTCGCTTTGCACCACGACCGTCCCCGCGGGCGTGTCCGCGACCGGGGTGTAATCGAGTGCCGCGCCTTCCTGAATGAACTTCGCTGGCATACTTGAATCTCCTGAAGAACCGCCCGGCTCGACCTCGCCCTCGCCGCCGATCGGAACTGAATCGCCCATTAGACCTCGCCTTTGCTCTTGATCGCCGCCCGGAAGTCCTGCATGGCGACGCCGAAGTCGAAGTAGCCGCGCCACTGCATGCCGAGCGTGTTGAAGTCGGTGTCCCCGCTCTCGATGGTCGGGGTGCGCTTGCCGCGCAGGTACGCGATCTCGATCGCCGCCACGTCCGCCGGGTTGGCGAAGAGATACCACGCCTTGGCGCTGGACCCGGTGAAGCCCTGCGAGTTGAGGTACGGGGTGGCGACGGGCTTCCACTTGCCCGCGTGCGGGTTGGCGGCGGGCTTGCCCTTGTCGGTCGTCGTGGTCTCGTTGAGCCGCGTCTCGGTCATCAGCACCTGGGCCGTGACCTTGAGCGCCGACGGCACCAGCAAGACGGCGGGCGACAGCAGGATGGGCTTGCCGTCCGTGTCTGTCTGGTCCAGGAAGATCTGCTCGCCCTGCGTGAGTGCGTCGATGCCGAGGTTGGTGGTCGCCCCCGAGATGAAGTTCTTGTTGCCGGAGCTGAAGAAGGTCGCGGGGTTCGACAGGAGCAGCTCGAACACCGCCTCCTCGCGTTTGAGCGCGGACATGCGGCCGATGATGCGCGGGATCTGGAGGAAGGCTCCGAGATCGTCGTTGATCATCATCTGCCGCGTCAGGGCGATCATGCGACCGAACGTCTCGACCTTGTTCGTGTACGCCTGCTCGGAGAGCCCCGCGTGCTTGAGCTCGCCGTCGGGGCCGACCTTCTCGAAGACGCCGTTGCCGGTGAGGCGGTAGCGGGTGACCTCCTTGAAGTCGTTCACATCCGTCTCGGCGCAGAACATGGCAACCACGCTCTCCACGGCGGTGTACGCCGCGAGCATGGTCTTGTTGGCGACGTTGGAGAGGATGCCCGACAAGGTGATCGTGCTGAAGCTGCTCCCGCCGCTGCCGGATGCCTGGATGAGCCGGCGCTCGGCCGAGAAGGCGGACTTGATGGTGTCGTTATCCACGCGCCCAGGGCGCACATGCTCCCCGCCGGCGCGGATGGTCTCGTACAGGATTGTGTGAAGTCCGGCACCCCGCAGGTCGCGGGCGAGCGCGGCGTTCATGGTGCGCTCGTCGTACCACTTGCCGACCTGCGCCTCCGGCAGACCGGCCGAGATGCACAGCGCCGCCTCGATCGCGCGGGCGGACTGACCGGCATCGGCGTCGCGGCGGACGCCCGTGTAGACCGGCCGCTCGGCGCGGAGCACCTCCAGCTCGGTCTTGGTCACGTCCCATCCATCGGCGATGGCCTTGACTTCGAGTTCGGCGTGCTTGCCGCCGCTCACGGAGCAGACCTTGCGGATCTCGCCGATGCGCTTGGTCTCGGCGGCGGCCTCGGCCCGGAGGCGGGCGATGGGGGGGGCGACATCCTTGCCGCCGCCCCCTTCACCGCCACCTGGATCGCCGTCCGTGGCCGTGCTCGTGTCGCCAACCTCGTCGGCGTCGAACATCGCCTTGAGGTTGGTCTTCTGCGTGTCGTTGATGCTGGCCGGGTCGAAGCCCTTGGCCGCGAGCCATTGCTCGAAGGTCATGTCGTCCTCCTTGATCGCTGCCGCCGCGACGCTCGCGGTCGTGTTGTCGTCTGCCCCGAGCGCCACGAAGCTCACCTCGCCCAGCACGCTGCGGCGGGCGATGTGGACCGGCCCCTCGAACTGCTGCCCGTTCGCCGCTGCCGTGCGGCCCTTGGACACGAACTCCATCGCGCCGGGCTGGGCAACCGCGCCGAGCGATGCCTGCCAGGGAAAGCCGTTTCGGCTGCTCTCGACGATCTCGCGGGCGACGGGTCCTGCGCCGGAGATCACCCCCGACACCACGAGCCTCGACCCCTGCACGCCGATCGACTCGGTGTGGCCGACGATGAGCGAACGGTTGTGGTCCTTGAGAATGGGTCGGCTCTTGGCGGTGATCTGAAGCCCCGCGAGATCCACGACCACAGGGTGATTCCACCCCGCGAGCATCATGGGGCCGCCGGTGTATGCGGTCATCGAGAACCGGCGCAGCACGGGCTTGCCATCAGCGGGCGCAGCGCCGTCGGCCGACGCTTCGAGCCACCCCTCGACGGGAGCGCACAGGGTGAGGAGGCGCTTAGTCGCCACTGCTGTCCTCCTTGCCCGCGGGCTGGAGCGGCTGGGCCTGCTCGGGTGCAAGCCCGAGTTCCTTCATCAGCGCGACCTCTTTGGCCCGCTGGCGGAGCTCGGTTTCCCAGTCGCGGCCTTGCTTCGCGTACTCGCTGGCCAGCGTCGTCGTGTGCGAGGCGAGCCGCGTCTGCTGCGCCGTCGCTTCCTTCGCCGGGTCCACATGCTCGTTGCCATCCCAGAACCACTGGTGGGGCAGGGCTTCGCCGGTGGCGATGAGGGTGCGGACGCGGAGCGGCAGCAGGTCGGAGACCAGCACCGCCTCGCGGAGCCAGGCCAGCAGGAGGCGGTCGAGCACCGCGCACGCCAGTTGGTCCTGTTCGACGCGGATGCTCTTGAAGTACACCTGATGATCGAGGCGACCGCTGGCGTAGTTGTACCCCGAGGAGTTGCACGCCGCGACGTTGAACGGCATGTTCAGGCAGCGGGCGATCTCGTTGAGGACCTCCCGCTTGAACTCGGCATAGGTCGTCGCGGGCTGCTCGGCGTGGACCTGCGCCATCTTCCAGCCGCCGGGCATGGTGAGCAGCGAGCGGGCTTCGAGTTCGATGGCGTCCATCGGTTCGACGCTCTCGGCCTCGCCGTTGGCGGGGGTGTCGGTGTAGAGGATGCCCGCGAAGTCGGCGGCGGTTTCCGCAGCGCCGAGGACCGCCAGGGTGAAGCGTCGAAGCTGCGCAAAGAGCGGGAGCGCCGGAGTGATGTCTGGGATGCCACGGCTCTGGCCCGGGCGATCCGCACGGAAGTAGTGGATGACCGCTTCGGCGGGAACGCGGTCATACTCAAGCCCAAGGAATCCGCTGCGCGCGTCGCCCGGATGGCCCTTGAGGATGTGGTACTCGGCGGGGTTGCCCGCGTCGTCAAAGACGATGCCGTCCACGGCATGGTCGTCGAGGACCCAGAGGTCGGGCGTCGTGACCTGATCGGCCTCAACCAATCGAAGGTCGAGTTTGACGGGCGTCGCCAGGCGCGGGTTGCTTACCAGCACGGCGAAGACCTCGCCGTCGGTGGCGCGGGACGCACGCATGGTGCGGAGTGTTTCGGGGAGGCCGATGGCCTTCGCCCACGCCATAAACGACTGCTCGATGCGCTCGTTGCCCTCATCGTCGTCGGTGAGCAGTTGCAGGCGGGGGCCGGTGCCGACGACGTCGTTGGCGAGCGTGAGGACGATGCCTTTGGCGTAGGAGTTGTTCGCCGCCTCGTAGCGGGCGCGGTTGCGGAGGGTGCGGCGCACATCGGGCGACGCCGCTGAGTCAGCGCTGAGACCGTCCGCCCCTGCCCAGTGCCTGCGGTTGGCATCGTTGGTGACGGCGGTATCAAACCCCGCGCGGATCAGCCGGTGAATGCCACCGCCCTTGGTCTGAGCCAAGGGCTTCGGGTCGGCCGACTTGGAGCGGAACAATCCGAACAATCAGCCTCCCTCCGCGCCGGGCGGGATGAGCCGCGTTAGGCGCAATGACCTTGTGGGCGTCTTTGCCACCTGCTTGGAGGCGAGATACCGATCCGCTTCGATCTGATCCGTCAGCGAATGCTGCTCAACGCTGCCCGAGTCGCCCGCCGCTTTGGCGGGACCGGCTGCGTTGTCGCGGATCGCTTGTTCCAGATTGGGGGCAGGGTCCGGCATTGAAGCTCCGGGACGCAGTGGCGAGTGCGTCCATGAGACATCTACGCGAACGCCCTTCGATGTGGCGGGCGGCGTGCCGAGATCGGTCGATAGATCGACTCATACCTGCGTTTCGCGGGTCAGCGTCCACCGACCGCAGTTGCGGCACTCGCGCCGACGGACCACGACCCCGCCGGGGCGGCGCTTCAGGTACACCACTCGGAAGTGCTGGCACCCGCACTCCCGGCACACGAGGCCAGTCTTCTGGCCTCCCTGGGACGGCATGTCTCGCTTGGGGCGCGGCATCAGCGACGCCCTCCCCGGAGCGCCGACAGCTTGACGCGCGGCCGCGCCACGACCTGCCTGTCGGTGCCGAAGAGAATCGCGCCCTGCATAGAGGCCGCGACCGCCGCGCCGACAGCGCAGTCGAGCCAGTGGTTGTCCAGCCCATCAACACGGAGCTTCCATTCGTCCACGGTGCGGCCCCGCCCCTCGGTCTTCACCCGGTACTCGCTGGTCAGGTGCTCGGAGAGCATCCGGTGCGGCTCGGGCTTGTTGCCGAACAGCGACAGGCATCCCGGATCACCCATCGGGACGGCGAGCCTCGCGTGCGCGAACGACTTCCAGTAGTTCGTGTCGAATACGATGTGGCGCACGGCCCGCTTGCCGGTCACGACCGGGATACGCCAGTTGAGCCCGACGCGGTCACCCCGCTTGCGTTTGTAC